TCTTATCTACTGTGTAACCATTGTTTTGAAAACTAATTCTAAAGTTGTCTATGTAGAGTTCATCAAAACTAATTGTGCTGGGAGTCCCATCAATTAGATTGCCTGTCTTTTCACACAGTGTAAGACATAGCCACATTGTTTTGTTGTCTGATGCTAGGTGTGCGTCTGTAACCTTACCGTCAATAAAAGCACTGCCGTATAACACAGGCACACTGTATTCTGTATCTGGATCAAGTTGAACTTCTGTGCCAGGATCTTGTTGTTGATTCTCGTTGCTTTTGTTTGTGCTGTCTATAACTTTCTTAAGAGCAAATCCTAGTAAGGCTGTTCTTGCTAAGGTGCTACCAATACCGTCACCTCTTAGAAAACCATATGCTGTTTTTGCCAATCCGCCAATCTTATTCAAAAAACTCATTAAGGTGCTCCAAAATTAAACTTTGTGTTTTTTAGTGTAGGCACACGGTTCATTGCTGTGTCAGCACTGAAAAACTTTTGTTCACTTTGTGGATTAGTTTTTCTACCTGCTAACTGTCTGCCTAAGAAAGTTGCTGTGTTTGTACATTCAAATAGTATAATACTACTTGAACTACGTTCTTCAACAAACAACTCTTCTTGAATGCTGTAGTTTTCTACAGTGCCTACAAAAAACTTTTGTGTGTCTAACACAGTGCCTGCTACAGTTCTATATCTTCTATACACATAAATGGGTGAACCTTTGATTTTACTGTATAGAACTTCTGCTACAGCATTTGTTGGCACACCACTAATACTAACTGTCATGCCGTCAGCACTAGGACGTATTTCACTGTTTGACTCTGTAACATTCAACAGTTTGCCTAATGGCACATAACTATCTGAATTATATGTTTCAGTATCTGGCGAATCTGTGAACAGCAAGTCCTGTGCTGTATAAGAAGCACTGCTGGTAGTTCTGTATTGTGCTACTTCTATCTTTACAAGTAGGTTACTTCTAACCGCACTATAGGACGTTAAATCTGCCATTCTATACCTCTACAAATACAAACGGACCACTCCATCTTACTTGACGTGATCCGTAAACTTCCCACTGTGGAAAGTCTACACAAATTACTGTATAATCTTCTTCGTTATCACCTGGATCAGTGTTGCCATAATACCATGGATGCTTACTATACAGAATAGTAATGTCTCCAGTAGTATGTCTGTCAAGTGCTTCAAGTGCTGTGATGTCTGTTCTTATGTCTTCCCAAAAAGGACCATCAGGCAAACGCACAGTAAACGTTTTTTTAGGTGTGCCTCTGCTAACTGCTTTGACAACACCACTTCGTGTTTGACTTGAAGCAACAGTGTCTAATCTGTTGATACTAAGAGATGTACAGTTGTTGAATACGTATTGAAAACTCATCTATCTATCTCCTTGAAGGCACTTTACGGGCACCTTGTGAAGCAACAGCATGGATAAATCCAGGATCTCTTGCTACCATTTGTTTAAAACTCATTGCGTCAACAGCATTGATATTGTATGTAACATTGCCGCCTCCTGTGAGTGGTGTAACCTGGGCTGGACCACTTACCAACTCAGGACCTCTTTCGCCAACAACACCAAATGAACCTGCTGGTATCATACCGCCGTTAGCAAAGAATCCACTAAACAGTCCACCTAACGCACTACTGCCTCCACCAGCACCACCAAAGGCACCAAATGTTTTAGCAATAATTTGTTGTATCTGTGAACGTAAAATTGTTTCTAAAATATCTGCTACTAGGCTCTTGAATTCTAGTTTACCTGTTTTAACAAAATCAACAATTCTATCTTCAATTCCGTCTGTGACTTGTGTGAATATCTTTTCTGCTGTTTTTGCGGCATTTGTTGCGTCATCCTTGAATGATTCAAATGCTCTGCGCCAGCCATATTCAAATGAACGTTGTATCTCTCTTTGTTTTTGTGCGTTTTCAGTTAACTTTTCAAATGCTTTAGTGGCTTCTTCTTCAAGCACTTTTATTTCAGCAATATACTGATCCCCAGTAATTAAGCCATTTTCCCAAGCACTCTTAACATTGCGAATTGAAGCAACTAACTTGTCATCAACTTGTCTTCTGATGCCTTCAATTTCTTGATCAAAATCACCTAGGCTTAGATCCTTAATAGCGTTGTTACTGTCTCTTACCATGTCTGCGAGATTTTGTTCTAAATCTCTTCTATTGTTAAGGAACAGCAGTCTTGCTTCTTCTTCTTGTTTTAGTTTTTCTCTAAGTTGTAATTCTTTTTGTAGTTCAGTAGACTGGATAGCATAGAACTGCTGGATTTGTGCTAATTGTTTTTCAATCTCTGCGGCTTGAACTTTTGCTTCGTCAGTATCTTCTTTACGTAGTTTGGTTAGTTGTTCTTGTAATGGACGAATAGTATCATAATACTGTTGTTGGAATCTCTGTAGTTCTCTCTGAACTGTTGCTTGTTGTTCTGTAACACCAACTAACTTAGTTTCTTCACGTACTTTTCTAAGAGTATCATTAACATTGTCTTTGTATTGTGCGAAGTAATTAATAGCAGAACGTGTTAAGTCGTCTTGCTTATTTTTAATCTTCTCCATGTCTTCTTTATAACTTGAAAATGCGTCTTCTGGCACATTGGCAGTCAACGGACCTTCTGGTATTTGAATTGGAGAGCCTGCGTTTTCTTTTAATTTGTCAATTTGATCGTTTAAGCCTTCAACGCTGTCACTGTTTTGAGTTGTATATTGCTCAATACCTTCAAGAACACCTGCTACAGCCGCCAAACCTGCTGTAAGTTTAATTAATCCAACACCTGTAACACCTTGTAGAACAGCACCTGCTGTAGCAGTGCTTTTCAATGCCTTAGCAACTGATAGGAAAGCACTTGCTAATGACAATACTTGTGCGATAACCTTACCAGCAATAATGCTACCTAATATGACGCCTAACAGTTTTGCGTTGTCAGCAACAAATTTAATTGCGCCACCTAATCCAGCACCAACAGCACCAATAAGTTTTTCATTGTCTTGAACAAATTGGCTAAAGCCTCTAATAACTTCGTTAAGACTTGAACTTAAACCACCTTGTCCTAGTGCGTCTGCCATGCCTTGTAGAGCATCTTGTAGGTTACTAAATGCTTGGCTTAGATTGCCTGCTCTTTCTGCTTGGGCGCCACCAAATGTATCTTCAAGTCCTGCTGTAAGTGCTTTAAGAATAGTTTGAGCACCTTCAGCACTTTGTCCAAATTTAGCAATTTCTAATCTTGACAGTCCTAGTGTTTCACCTAGGATTTTGAATACAGGAACACCTCTATCAGCAAGTCTGTTTAGATCCTCTAGACCCAAACCACCTTCTGTTGTTCTTGCGAACAAGTCAGTCATGGCTTGTAGAACGCCTAAACTATCTGTTGATACAGCCGCAACATCAGCAAATAGTGTAAGTTGTTTGATAGTTGGATCTAGTCCTGCGGCTTTTAGTTTAACAACTGATGCTGTTAAGTCTTCAACTGAGAAAATACTGCTTGCGGCAAATGCCTTAATTTGTTCAAAGGCTTTTGCGCCATCACCTGTTTCTCTAAACAAGAATTTTAGTGTAGTTCTTAAGTCTTCAAATCTAGCAATGGTTTGAACAATTTCTCTAGTTCCAAATGCTGTTCCAATTGCGGCGGCAATACCACCCAATGAAGAAGTTAGACTGTTAAGAGATTGTCTAGCACCCCTAGTGTCAATATCAACTGTATAACGTAAATCTGCCATGCTATTTCCTTAATATCTTATTTCTTATAAGACTTTTTATATACTTGTCTGTAGGTTCACTCATACCACGTGGGGCTTGTTTACTATGCCCATCATCTAGTGGTACTGCGTAATTGTAGTTGGCTTTGATTTTACTACCCTGAAGACGTGTCTTACGGCGGGCATTACCAGTTTTTATTGGTGTAGTTTTCTTCCAAAATTCATAAGCATCTTTAGGTAAGTCTTGAAATCTTGCGACTATACCTTTAAGACTTCTTCTGATTCTGGCGGATCTTACGATTGCTGGCATTTTTCTCCCTCGCCCTTTTCATCATTGCTTGGAGTTCTTCAGTAGACTTGTTATGGTCCATTTTATCCTTCAGTCCTCCTTTTTGTTTGTTGTTTAGATATGTTTCATACTGTTGTGCGAAATTAGCAATTCGCATATCTAAACTGTCCCCAAACTTCATCACATATGAAGGTAAACAACTATACCTTCTAGCAACTGAATCAAGAACTAACCAATTTAATTCTTGATTGGTTAAGTCTGCGAAGTTTGGGTCACGAAGTTTC